GCTGAGATATTTTCAATGCTATTTCTCATTCTTTCAAATCAAATAGACCCAGCTACAGGGTTTAATGACCATCTTGGAGAACTATACATGAAGTCTAACACTTCAAGCAAGAAAGCTGGTCAATTCTTCACACCTTATCATATTTCACGAATGGTAGCAGACACGGATTTGTCAAAAGAAATTGTTGAGAATAACGACATCATAACAGTATGTGAACCTTCATGTGGTTCCGGTGGAATGATTATAGCCACAGCAGATTTATTATGGAATAAGTACAAAGTCAATTATACAGAACATATGATGGTCGAATGTTCTGATATTGACTGCAGGTGCGTACATATGGCATTTGTTCAATTTGGTTTAGCTGGTATTCCGGCAATAATCTATCATCAGAACGCATTGACTAAGGAAACTTATAGCAGGTGGGAAACTCCTGCATATGTTATTAATTATAGAAAATTTGATAAGGCATTGAGAGGAAATTAAAATGGATATAAAAGACATAACAGCGGACTCCAAATTTTGTGATTACTTTAGAGTTTGGATAGAGGTATATAAAGAAGGTGCAATCAGAGAAGCTACAATGTCAAAATATCGTATGACATTGAAATGGATTGAAAAACTTATACCTGATGTAACCATTAAGCAACTAACAAGACCAGTTTATCAAAAGTTGTTAAACGATTATGCGAAAGAACACGAAAGACAAACTACTATTGACTTTCATCATCAGGTTAAAGGTGCCATTCTTGATGCAGTTGATGACGGATTTATCGAGCGTGACCCAACACGAAAAGCAGTTATAAAAGGTAAAGCACCAAGACCTAAGAAGATTAAATACTTAAGCCAGTTTGAACTTCATTCATTGCTTGATGATTTAGACCTTGGAGAACAGCCTAATTGGGATTGGTTTATTTTGTTGGTAGCAAAGACAGGTATGAGATTTTCTGAAGCTCTTGCAATAACACCGGCTGATTTTGACTTTTCCAGACAAACCCTTTCAATCAGCAAGACTTGGGATTATAAAGGTGATGGTGGTTTCTTGCCAACCAAGAACAAATCATCTGTAAGAAAAATTCAAATTGACTGGCAGATTATTGTTAAATTTTCTGAATTAGTAAAAGGGCTACCAGAGGACAAGCCTATTTTTGTTGGTAAGGATAAGATTTACAATTCCACAGTTAATGATGTACTTACAAGGCATTGTAAAGCTTGTGGAATTTCAGTAATCTCTATACATGGCCTTCGCCATACACATGCTTCTTTGTTGCTTTTTGCCGGTGTTTCAATAGCAAGTGTGGCAAGAAGATTAGGTCATGCAAGTATGACTACTACCCAAAAAACATATTTACATATTATTCAAGAACTTGAAAATAAGGATGTAGATTTGGTTATGAGAACTTTGTCAGGATTATAATTATGGGAAATCGCAGATGGACTGAAAAAGAAATTGAGTATCTTTCTTCAAAATGGGGAAATATGCCCATTGAGAAAATTGCAAAAAATCTTAATAGAAGTGTTACTGCTGTATTTATCAAGAAAAACAGGCTAGGATTAATATAGATATACTGATTCTAATGATTGTTATATCCCTAAAAACACTCTTTTTGAAATAGTGTTTAGAAAAGGTGCTTCCTATATGGCTACTAGTGCAATTAAGAATAGAGGTCTAAAAATTCACAAAGTAAAGCGAAGCAAGAAATTCACTTATGAAGGAATAGATGTGAATGAATTTTTTGATTGGGCTTACGAAAATAGATATTATTTAGATTTTTCAAATTTTGAAAAATATGGTCTAGGTCCAGAACCGGAGTGGGTGGATATTAAAAGAAGACAAGACATCAGAAGAAATCAAAAAATTACAACGGAGCCTTGGACTACTAAAGATGATGATGAACTTAGAATATTATTAAGAAGAAAAAAGTACACTATTGTAGAATTATCAAAAGCTTTGCACAGAACAGAAGGAGCAATTAGAAGAAGAATTCAAGATTTGAAGATAAAGGATAGACCAATATCTTTAAATAAACATATACAATGGACAGACGAAGAATATATGCTTTTAGGCCATATGATTAAAGACTGTAAAAGTTATGAAGAAATGCAGGAACAGCTTAGTGATAAGTCGGTTAAAGCTATTAGAGGAAAAGTATATCGAAATTATCTAACTGAAAACTTAGATAAAGTGAGGGGAATGATTGGTGATGGTGAATTCTTCGATAATATGCCAGTAAAACAATTAAGACATAAGAACTACTTTAGTATTGAAGAAAAATGCGAAGTTAGAAATTTATTATCAAGTATGCTTACGACTTTAAATTCTTACATAGAAGAAAATAAACCATATTATGAAGAATTTGAACAGTTTTTTCAAAAAGATATGTGCTATTATTGGTCTGACCTTAAAGGTTGCATAATGGGAGAGTCTAATTGTGATGAATGTACATCATTCAAAAGAATTGAGGTTCAGTATTGTAAGCGTTGTGGTTGCAGTTTCTATGAACGAATTGAAAACAATTTTTGCAAAGATTGTAGAATAGCGAGAAAGAAACAAGGATACAAAAAATATCTTCGCATGAGAGGTAAATTATGAATTTAGTTGAATGTAATAAATGCAAAAAGTTTGTTGATGATGAAAGATGTACAAAAATTGCAGTTTTAGAAAATTGCAAATACAAACATTATAAATTATGCGAAAATTGTAGAAAGCAATTTGATACATGGATGCTCAATAACAGATCATTAGAACAATGTGGCAAGAAAGGTAGATTATCAATTTTAAGAAAGCATAAAAATGGCTTAATGGAATGTTCAAGATGTGGCTATACCACTTCAATAGCTAGTCTATTTTGTAAGAATTGTGGTGCAAGGATAGCAAATAAATAATTAATGTTAATGAGGTTGAAATATGATAATAGAGTTTATTTGGCTGCTAGTTTTAGAAATATTGAAAGCAAATAATGTTCAAATTCCATTGAGCGTTCAATTAATGACATATGCGTATATAATAGCTGAAATTATATGGGCATTAAAAGAAATAAATAAAGGAGGAAAATAAGAAGAATGAAAATTGACTGTAGCATTACAAGTAACTATCTGAAGAAGAAAAAAGAAATGTGTCTATCATTTAATAAGCACTGCCGTAGCTGTCCGTTTGCAAAAAAACAGACATGGTCAAAAGGATTTTGTGAAAGCGTAGAAATGAGCAATCCGAGTGTAGCTATTGACATTGTGCAGAAGTGGTCAGACAAAGATTCAAGGTATAAATGGGAAATCAATTCAGATGGCTACTATCCGTACTGTTCAGAATGTGGTTTTGAACCCAAAAAAATAAGTCCGTATTGTCCGAACTGTGGAAAGAAAATGATTAATTTCAGGAATTGGAGGAAAGAATGAATAACATTAAGTCAAAATTTATTGCAACTATCGTTGCTATTGCACTAGTTGTTGTGGTGCTGTTTTTCGTTGGTTGTGATAATACAAATAATTCAGTTAAAGCTAGTGATGATGTGTTTGTAACGGTTTCAGAAAATTTTCCTTATGTTGTTGTATATGACCGAGAAACAAAGGTTATGTATATAATGTCCGATAGTAGTTATAATAGGGGCAATTTTACAATGTTAGTTAACGCAGATGGCACACCGAAGCTGTATAAAGGAGTGAACTAAAAATCTATGATTGACAAGTATTATGATGAATACATAGGCTACTGCGACATATGTGGAACGGAAACAGAACCTTGCAAAACTTGGAATGAATGTAAAGCATTAATTTCAAGAGAAGGATGGAAAATCAAGTTAGACAGAAAGTCAAGAAATTTTGTGTATGTATGTCCAGAATGTGCAGCTTTGGAAGAAGAATAGTGAACTAAAATAAGCCAACATCTGAATCAGATGTTGGCTTTTATTATGGTTGATTTTAGTGTGTAATAAGGGGTGTAATAGAATTTAATTTTATAATATTTTTTATAATTTTTTAAAACATTTTATTTTCACTAAAAATAAAGAAAATCCCATTAATAAGCCAATAACGGCTTACCAATGGGATTATACTTTGGCTCCCCCAACTGGGCTCGAACCAGTGACATCATGATTAACAGTCATGCAACAATGTACTAATAATGGCTTATTTACTGACTTTCAGAATTTAAAGGGTGAAATAAAGGTGTAATTTATTTTTAAAAAGTCTTGACATTATATACCTACGGGTATATAATAATATTGTAAGGTAAAGAAAACAAATTTTCTTTTATGAAAGGAAGTGAGGTAAATGGATGAAATGAACAATACTCAACTAGACAAGTATTTAGATATGATTATTGATTTAATTAAATCTAAAGCAACTACTATTGATGAAGCTATTGAAATCATTGAAAAAGCAAAAACAAAAAATGGATAACGAACTATATCGACTAAAATAAAGAGTTCGTTATCCACCACACAGTGTTCTAGGGAACCTTACCCCTAGGACACCACTCATTATATCAAAGTAAGGTAAAATAATCAAGGTGTACTAATGAAAAAAGAAACAAATTTATCTACACTTAGAAAAGGTAAAAATCTAAGTCAATCACAATTATCAAAAAAAGCTGATGTAAGTTGCCCTATGATTCAGAAATATGAGCAAGGTGTTAAAGATATAAATAAAGCATCTGCTTTAACCTTATATAAAATTTCAAGGGTACTAGATTGTACAATTGAAGATTTACTAGAACTAAATAAATAACATAGTTCCACAGAAGCATAGTTGCTACTGTGGAACTTTTAATTTTTTATTAATTACTATAATACTTTTATAACGAATCACATAAATATTATAAAACAACAGTTTCCTAATATTATCACTGGCGTTGACGGATTTGATTTCTAGTTTCAAGATTATTTGTTACATAACCTCTTTCACGCAATCCATTAATAACTTCAGAATAAATATCTGCTCCTTCAGAGTCTTTTATCGTTATTATTAGAACAAATTCTTGAGCAGGAACAGAAATTTCATTACGTTGATTCATATTGATACGAATTTTCCATCCATCGCCATTTTGTATTCCATTTCTTATCTTTCGATAATAAGATTTTATAGGGCTCCATTTGAAGCCATTTTCAACTCTTGACTTTTCAAATTTTTCATCCCAGGTTCTTTCCAATGGAACGCAACCAGAAAAATTGATTTTACCATTAACATCTGATTTATATATACCAAAACTCACATCAATATTAGTACGACAATATTC